CCTGAAGAAGATATCCCTGTATTAAAATCTCTGGTTGAAGGATTAGATTGAGCTCCTCCAGCCAAGTGATAAGTAGTTATACCCCAGCCACCTACTCCTCCTCCAACAATAGTTGATGAAGCATTTACAGTAGCATGAGTTACTTTTGTGTTTGCTGTTGCATGAGCAGAATTAGCCTCTCCATAAGCAGAGTTAGCTTGGTTATAAGCATTACCTGCATTAGTAGTTGCAGTATTAGCTTGGCTATAAGCATTACCTGCTTTAGTATCCGCATTAGTTGTAGCAGTGTTCATAGCGGCTGTATTAGGGAAAGAAGCAATCTGTCCTATTGTTACAGTTGCAGCTGATAAGTCTCCTTTGAAGAAAGCATTTCCTGATGTATCAATATAAAATTGATTGGATGATAAGAAACCATCTGATCCTAATAAAATACCTCCATTAGCTAAGTAGGATGCATTTCCTGAAGAAGATACTCCTGTATTAAAGTTTCTAGTTGCTGGATTAGACTGTGCGCCTCCTCCTAAGTGATAGGTGGTTATACTCCATCCGCCGACGCCTCCTCCAACAATAGTTGAGGAAGTATTTACAGCAGCATGTGTTACCTTCGAATTTGCTGTTGCATGTGCGGAGTTTGCTTCACCGTACGCAGAGTTTGCTTGACCATATGCGGAGTTTGCTTGACCATACGCAGAGTTTGCTTGTCCATAGGCAGCAGCAGCTGTTGTATCATCTGTAAATCCTGAATCATTTGTAAGATCAGATATATTTTTACCTGCTATGCTAATTCTGTTTGCATCAATGGTTCCAGTTGTAATTCTTCCACCATCAATAGTTGTTGTTCCGCTGGATCCTAAATCTGTTGATGTTATTGCTGTTGTTGTATTTGACCCATCAGTAATTGTGTTTGTTCCAGTAAATGTTACAAGACCTGTAAAGTTTTGTCCCTCATACGGAATACTAAAAGTAACTGTATAGGCTCCTCCAAAACTAGACTCTACTACACTATAATATGCATACCAATATTTATTTGAATTGCTTCCTGTATAAGTTGGAGGATTTTGATTCCAATTTGTACTACCTGTTCCAATCACACCACCTGCTAATCTAGATGTTGACCAGTTATAAGTTACACTTGTAGCAGATACATTCGCACCGCTTGTTGGCGAACTAGCGGATGATGCTTGATAATAAATATAACCTGTTGCATTTCTTGGACCATTAGCTCCGTTAGCTCCGTCTGCTCCTTGTATAGATTTTGCAAAACTTTGTTTTCTTGTAAATGTATTTTCTACTCCTGCTTCATTTTTTACTATAATTGTATAAGTTATAGCTGCATTATCTGCTGTCATGCTTGAATGATCAGCAAATCTTCTTGTATAAGTTGAAACTGTACTTGCACTTCCTGGCGTAATACTTGTTCCTGCAGCTGAAACTCTAAAAGAAGGGGAAGCATAAGGGGAACTTCCATCATAAGGAACTTGGGTTGTTCCATTCCAAACTTCTATATCTGTTCCTGAACCTGTATAAGTTACTACTCCTGCACTTGTAGTGGGAAGCGTATGAGCTTCATTAGATAAAACTATTGTTATAGCATTTGTACCTGCTTTTAACCCAGAAATTGTTATTTGATCTCTTGCTAGTATTGTGCCAGAACTTGAACCCTCTCTTATTTGTACTTCTATTTTTTCTGGCATACTTGTGTATGATGAAGGTGCAGAATAACTGTAAGTGTTTGATGTAGTATTTTGTACGCTTACATCATTTTTAAAAAATTCATAATAGACAGTGCCACTTGTATTTAAGGCAGTTGCAGTTACTGTTGTAGAAGAAGGACTTGGATTTGCATTATTTGTATCGTATTCTATTGTTTGATCACCAACAGTTAAATTTACTGCTCTTGCATCTGTTCCATCTGCTCCGTCAGCACCATCTGCACCATCCACACCATCGGCTCCGTCAGCACCATCATCTCCTTTTGCTCCTCTCGTAAAGTTTGTAAAGGCAAAGGTTCCTGCATTATTTGCTACAGTACCAATTATAGTATCTTTAACAAAATCTGGATTATAGCTTAGATAAAATACATTTGCTCCACTATAACTTCTTGGTACTGCTTGATCTAAGTATAGACTTGTATTACTTGCGATTTGAGAAATTGCTGCAAAATATCTTGTATTTCCTGCATCTCCAATTATAATTCTATCGCCTTCAGCAAATTGAGTTGTAAATGTAGTTCCTGATCCAGTTACTATACCAGTTCCATTACTAATAGTAACAGTTCCTGTTGCTTTAGTAATACCACTATTTGCAGCTCCCAGTTCTCCTAAATATTCAAACTCATATTTATTATTTGCATCATCTGTTGGGTGTCCTGCTAATACATCTGTATAAACTACAAGAGCTTTAAGTGGGTCTGCTGTATCGTCATAATCATACAATACATATCCCTCTTGCCCATTTGATAAACTAGAAAAAGCTTGTTGTGTTTGTGGGGTTGTTCCACTTCTAACAAGTAAAGTATCTCCTGAAATTTGCGGAGTAAAATCGTAATTAGCTTCTGCAAGATAGAATAATCCATTTGCGTATACATTAGGACTTACAGTTAGTACACCACCTTTTGCAAGCCTAGATAGTCTAGAAGCACTCATTGATGGAACTTTTGTTTCATCAATAAATAGTCTTCTTGATACGTAAGCAGAGTAGTTTTCTATAGTATTAAGAACTCTTAATCTAAATCTATATTGTCCTGGTTGTACGTCTTTTATTCTATATGAGTTTACACTTGGATCAACATATTGGGTTGTAAATCTATTTCCAATCTCACCTACATTATGCTGTAGTTCGTACCTTTTAATATATTCATATTTTGAAGTAATATCATTACCGTCTTTATCTTGTCTAATTGATTGGGGATGTTGCCACGAAATAAGGATATCAATACCATCTCTTGTATTCTCAACATCTGTCAAAGCATCAGAAGTTCCTGATCTTACAAATGATACTGTCATATCAGTAGGTGCTGGTACTGTATCTATTTTCTTAGGCGGTCTAGTTACATCTGATCTTTGTGTTATATCATAACCTCTGTCAACCAATCCAAATTTCTTACGTGCATATTCTAGTGCATTAATTGTAAATGTTAATTTTTCAGAATCTTCTTGAATACTCTGTACTACATACTCTTTTGTAGATCCTGCTACAGCTTCTCCACTTGCATCGATTTCTGTTATACCCCAGATTACTTCTACATTTGGTGCAGAAGTAAAAGCTGTTCCGACAACGACTTGTCCAGCACTGTATGAGCTGATTTCTTGGGTCTCAACTCTAGTTTCCCCCGACCAGACTAAATCTAGGACATTGCCGCTGTCGTCAACAGCATTACTGGCTAAAATTGATGATGTTATAGCAGTATTTGAACCACTAGTATTATTCGCATATTGAATGAAATCTCCTCTCTGATATGATCCACCAAGAATAGTTGCATTATCTTGTTGTAAGAATGCACCACCTTCTGGATAAATCAAATGTAAGTTATAGGTTGAACTATTACTTAAATCAGGAGCTCCATCTATATTAATATGCGTTGTATTTGAGCTTGTAGATACTCTACCAGAAAATCTAACATTATTTCTGTCAGCATCTTGTACTCGAATAACATCACCAGGTTTTAAGAAAGAAGCGTTAATTGAGGTTGCAAATGAAACGGTTTCTTTTTCTAATTGTTCACTAAGTAGTTGCCACTTACCATATCGAGTAGCTTGTCCTTCGGAAGTACATCCAAAGGCTACTGTATCTTTTGATCTTATTTGTCTTGTTTTAATTATATTATCAGTATCTTCTACAAATAAAACTTGTTTTTCATAGTTTGCTTCAGGGTCATTCCAAGTAACTTTTATTTGGTTATGTCTAAATCTATTTCTTGTAGACTGATAAGTAAATGCTCCTTCTAATACGTTTGCTTTAGAGAAAGTATAAACTGGATTTTTTAATCTATTTATTGCAGGATATACTTTACCATCCATCCATAAAAGCATACCTCTAAAGATAGTTGTTAAATCATTCAGTACTTTTATAGCTTCTGCTTGTTCTTTTAAGTAAACATTACATGTAAATCTTGGCTCAGTACCACCTTTTCCATCTGGTACGAGTTCGTCACAATATCTTGCAATTTTATATAATTCATAAATATCTACATCATCTTTTGTTATATATGTACCAAGTCCATATCTATCATTCGTGAGAATATCATAAAATACCCATGCTGGGTTATTACAATAAACTGTATCGAAGTTTATACTGTCTCCTTTGTAGACAGTTCTATCACCTCTAAATGTTCCATCCCATGCTACATATTGCCCATCATTTGCACCTGTAGTTTTATTACGAGTATAGCTTGCATTTTGTACTTCTGTA